CTTATAAGATAGGACTAAAAAAATGAGCAATGTAAAACTCGTCCGACTACAAAATGGAATTGATATCATCAGTGTAACTGAAGAAATTATGGAAGGTCACTACTTACTGACCGATCCAATGGTATATGATGTGAATAACCGAGGTACAACCTCACACATCATGTTAAGCTTTTTCTTGCCAATACAATTGGTAGAAAAGAATGAAGTGGTATTGACCAGCAAAGACATTCTATTTATCACCAAACCGAGTGATGACTTTGCTGAATACTATGAAAACTCTGTGGATAATCTCAAGAAGATGGATGCAGAGAACGAGTTCCACGAAGAAGTTCAAGAAGAACTTAATGAAAGAATTAAAGGATTGATTGTCCAAGCATTTGAGAACATGGAAGTTGATCCAGAAGGTAAAACAATTCATTAATCTCAATGGTCAACACCGAGACTTTAACACTTGTCAAGCGATTTGTCAACAATTATTATGGTATATTTGAATGAGCACTAAACATTACATCAACAACGCAGACTTTCTACAAGCTTTAATTGCGTACAAAGAACGCAAACTTGCCAACCCCAATGAACCGATACCAAATTATATCGGTGAATGTTGGATGAAGATTGCAGAAGGTCTATCACATAAACCCAACTTCATCAATTATCCTCACAGAGAAGACATGATTGGAGATGGTATTGAAAACTGTCTTATGTACTTTGAGAACTTTGATCCTACTAAGTCAAAGAATCCATTTGCCTATTTCACTCAAATCATATATTATGCATTCTTACGTAGGATTCAGAAAGAGAAAAAACAGCTCTATGTGAAGTACAAATCTACGGAACAACTTGGTATCCTGGATGAATTTGAAATGTTGGAAACAGAAGGTGGTGGTAACAGGCAGTTTGAACTGTATGATAACATTGCCGAATTCATCGAATCTTATGAGGTTGTTCAACAAAAAAAGAAAGATGACAAGAAGGCAGCCGTAAAGAAACCTAAGGGCATTGAAAATTTTTTAGAATGAGATTATGAAAGTAACATTGATAACAGACCAACACTTTGGAGCACGTAATGATTCGATTCATTTCTTGGACTACTATGAAAAGTTTTATAGAGATACTTTTTTTACTACTCTGGATAATTCTGGCATTACCACTTTGCTTATACTTGGTGATACTTTTGACCGTAGGAAGTACGTTAATTTTTACTCACTAAAACGAACAAAGGAGATGTTCTTTGATGTGCTTGCAGAAAAAAATATTCAAGTATACATGCTGGCTGGTAATCATGATACTTATTTTAAAAACACTAATGACGTTAATTCAGTAGACTTGTTGCTACGTGAGTACGATAACATCACAGTTATTGATACACCAAAAACAATCAATGTTGATGGTAACGATATCTGTATGATACCTTGGATTTGTGCTGAGAACTACCAAGAGTGTATGGATGAAATAAACAACACAAAGGCCAAGGTGTGTATGGGTCATTTTGAAATTGCTGGTTTTGCCATGCACCGTGGTATGCCATCAGAAGAAGGATTAGATAGAAATGTTTTTAGAACTTTTGACCATGTTTTTAGCGGACATTATCACCATAAGTCTAGTAATGGGAACATTCAGTATCTTGGCAACCCATACGAACTTACCTGGCAAGACTATTCGGATCCTCGTGGGTTTCATTTCTTTGATTTGGATTCCTATGATTTGGATTTTATACAAAATCCTAATGTCATGTTTCACCGCATAATCTATGATGACAAGAATCAAGAAATCAAAGAAGTTCTAAACAAAGACCTAAGTGCATGTGCTGGTGTTTATGTTAAGGTTGTGGTAGTAAACAAAACTAATCCATATCTGTTCGACCAGTTCATGAATAAAATTTACGGACTTAATCCACTTGATATTACCATTGTTGAGGATGCATTAGACTTGACAGATGATGATAATGATGATAGAATTGATGAAGCCGAGGATACTGTAACCATTATTAACAAATATGTGGATGCAATCCAAAATGACGGCATTGATAATAACAGGTTAAAAACTATGATGCGTGAATTATATGTTGAAGCCTTGAACTTAGAGCAGGCATGATAAAGTTTCAGACTATTCGTTGGAAGAATTTGTTAAGTACCGGTAACTCTTTTACTGAAATCAAACTTGATAAATCTCCCAACACTTTGATTATTGGTAATAATGGCGCAGGTAAATCCACAATTCTGGATGCACTATGCTTTGTGTTGTTTGGCAAACCATTTCGTAAGATTAACAAACCAAACCTTGTAAACTCAATCAATACATCTGATGCTGTAGTTGAGATTGAATTTTCGATTGGTAAGAAACAATACAAGGTCGTTCGTGGTATCAAACCTAATACTTTTGAGATTTTTCTTAATGGTACTTTGTTAAACCAAGATGCCAAAGCAAAAGACTACCAAGACTTTTTAGAGAAATCCATTCTCAAATTTAACTATAAGTCATTTACGCAAATTGTCATCCTTGGTTCGGCATCTTTTGTTCCATTCATGCAGTTGACTCCTGCTGACCGTAGAACAATCATTGAAGAACTATTAGACATTCAAATCTTTACCGCAATGAACGGTCTTATCAAAGAACGTATGTCGGCAATTAAAGATACTACTACAAGAAACAAGTATGCAATGGAACTTGTATCTGAGAAGATTCAGATGCAAAAGCAAAACATTGAAGAAAGTAAGAAGAACAATGAATATGAAATTGTAGGTAGAAAAGAAGAAATACAGACAAATCAGAAACAGGCCGAACAACTTTCAAAAGACATTGAGTTGATTCAAAAACATATTGATGTCTTGAATAAGAAGATTGCAGACCAGGCAACAGTTGAAACAAGAAGCAAGAAGTTACTTCAGCTTGAGGCCAAGATTGAAACCTCAATCAAAAAGGTTGAAAAGGATATTGCTTTCTATCACAACAATGACAACTGTCCAACCTGTAAACAAGTTCTTGATGCTGATTTCAAACAAGAGCAAATCAATGAACACACATCAAAAGTGTTGTTACAAAAAGATGGTTTGGTAGAACTCAATAAAGAATATAGTAAGTTGCAAAACCGTTTGGATGAGATTGTAAAAATCTCCAAGCACATTACGGAACATAACAACGAAATCGTAAAACACAATTCAACCATTTCGGCAATCAACAAGTACATTAAAAAACTTAATGCTGAAATTGATGCATTGTCTAAACAGAAAGATACCTTAACTGAAGACAACCAAAAGTTGAAAGACTTGAAAACAGAATTGTCAACTTTGGTAAAAGAACAAGAAGAACTTTCTGTTGAAAAGCATTATCACGAATACGCCGCATCATTGTTGAAAGACAATGGTATAAAGACAAAGATTATCAAGCAGTATCTGCCTATCATCAATAAATTGGTGAATAAGTATTTGAAAGCAATGGACTTCTTTGTCAACTTTAACTTGAATGAAAACTTTGAAGAAACTATCAAGTCACGACATCGTGATGAATTTAGTTATGCGAATTTCTCCGAAGGTGAAAAGATGCGTATTGATTTGGCACTTTTGTTTACATGGAGACAGATTGCTAAGATGAAGAACTCAACAAATACCAACTTGTTGATTCTGGATGAAGTATTTGATTCCAGTTTGGATGGTGTTGGCACGGATGAATTCTTGAAATTGATTCATGATATGGGCAGTGAAACAAATATTTTTGTTATCAGCCACAAAGGCGACCAACTTTTTGATAAGTTTAGGTCCATTATTAGGTTTAAGAAAGTTAACAACTTTAGTCAGGTGGAAAAATGAGTGAACTAAAACTAATTGATGGTGTCTTTAAATTAGACACATCCGATGCATTAACTTCTGTTGTACAACCAACATTAGAAACTATTGAAACTTTTGACTTGGTTTCTCCTGAAGATCCAATTCTGAGAGAAGTTATGCCGCATTTTGACTTTGAAAATGCAATTATTAACCCAGCAGACTTTGCATCTTCTTTAGTAGAAACTTGCAAGAAAAACAATGGTGTTGGTCTGTCTGCAAATCAATGCGGCTTTCCATATCGTGTGTTTGTCATGGGTGCTGGTGATGATTACGTTGCACACTTTAATCCTGAAGTAATTGAAACTTCTGGTGAATCACATATGTTAGAAGGTTGTTTATCTTTCCCGTTATTAGGATTGCGTATCACACGACCAACAGAAGTTACGGTAAAATACCAAGACTTCAACGGTAAAGAACACACAACAAAATATGTTGGTATTTCTGCACGTTGTTTCCTACACGAGCTTGACCATATGAACGGAATCGTGTATACTGACCGTGTGAAGCCGTTGGCTCTTAAATCTGGTTTAGATAAACGAAACAAGGTTATTAAGAAAATGGCACAATACCAAGCACTAATGATGAAACAGGCGAAACAAAAGAATGGCAAAAACTCCGCTAGAGTTCGTTGAGAAACAATGGCAGTCGTGGCAGGATCAAAATCCTGTCCACGAACACGTTGATGAAGAACAACTAAAAGACACACTTATCAATGACCTAACTTATGCATCACAAATGGATGTTAGGGAATACACACTATATCAAAAATGGTGTGAAGTCAAAGAACGTTATCCTGTGAAAGAAGTCTCCACATTGTGGGGTGATGAAGTTCATATGGTTAACAAAGAGCAAGAGAAGTTGATTCAAAAAGTCAAGAAAAACTTTTGGGTTCCTAGTTCTCCTGATGATTATGAAAAGTTAGAACCTGTTATGCAGTTGCATAATGGTGATTTAGCTGAAACATGGAATGCTATTCGTACATTCTCGTCTACCATGAAGAACAATTCTAACATTGGTCGTAATCTATTTTACACCGTTGTTGATGGTCGTTCTGGCAAGTATCTTGGTGTTATTTGCATTTCTTCCGACTTCTTGGATTTGACACCACGTGATAATGCTATTGGTTGGTCTAGAGATGTTAAGACACAACAAGGTATGATTAACCATACAGCAATTGGTTCTACAATTGTGCCCTTGCAACCACTTGGTTACAATTACATGGGTGGTAAGTTGTTGGCATTGTTATGCCTTGCCGACACAGTTCAAAAAGATTGGAAAGTTCGTTATGGAGACACTCTTGTTGGCGTTACTACAACGTCACTCTATGGAAAAACCAAAGCCAACGGGCTTTCTCAATACGATGGTTTGGAACATTGGCAGAAAATGGGATTCTCTAGTGGGTCTGTTGCTTTTGAGCCTAAGCGTTCTACTGCTAACATGGTCTACAAATGGATCAAAGAAAACCACACAAGAAAATACTTTGAATGGTGGGAAGCAACCAACACACAAGGACTTCCTCTGAAGCGTGACCACAAGAATCGTTCATTGAACTTTGCATATGGTAAGTTGAAGATTCCAAAAGAGTTGATTCGCACAGAACACCAACGTGGAATCTATTTCTCTCCTTTGTATAACAATACAAATGAATTTCTACGCAAAGAAATTGGTGACAAAGATTTGGTTAAGTCTTTTGATACTTCGGAAGAAACACTCACCAACATTTGGAAAAGTAAGTATGCCAAACCTAGGATTCGGCAACTACAAAAGAAAAACCAGGTATCCTATGAATCACTATTCTATGATTCATTGATATATTTAAGTTGGGAAGAAACTAAAGAGCGTTATCTACACCAGGTTGGCCGTTAATTTTCTACGTTTGTGTGATTCCGAAAGTTTACGTTTATGTTCTTCGGTAAATGGTTTTCTTTTTTTACCTTTTTTTGATTTGGAAATGTTCAGTGAATGTTCTTGGTTTCGAATTTTACCTCTTAGTGATTGACTAATTTTATTTTTTGTTTCATCCGAATGAGTTTTTCCTAACCAAGACTTTTTACCAAATGTTCCTTCTCCACCTTCAGTCATATTATATCCGTTGACAAAAGATTTATATTCTTTTATAAAATGTGGTTCCATTATACTCAAACAATGTTCTTTGTTTGTAGATTGGTAAACAATATCCCATTCAAAATTATCAATTCCAAATTTACGAATTGCTTTATAAAAATGGCAATTGTAATTTTTTGAATTTGTATTTTTATAATCGTATAGGTGTTTGTTTTTTCGTTTAGGCCAATTGGAATCAAATCCAATATAAATTTTACCATTAATGGTATTTGTGCATCGATAGATGGAATAAATACTTGACATGTGCTGTGTTTCCTGTTAAAATATGAACATAGAGTAGGTGGGTATTACCAGTACCGTGACCTACACCTATTTATCCATCAGATTATTCTGGCAGATAATTCAAGTATACCACAAATATGCTTGACAAGTGACATACATAAGTGTATGATGATGATTCTCTCGCAATGAGAGTTTTTTTAAATTATTAGGAGTCTATATTATGAGCAATCTATCCGCAAAAACCCGTATCCTTAACGCTTTGAAACAAACTGAAGGTTACAATACTTTCACCGTTAAGTCTGCACAACGCCGTTTTGGAATCAAGAATGTTTCCGCACGTATTGATGAACTTCGTCAAGAAGGTCATTGCATCTATACAAACACAAAGACAGTTAACGGCAAGAAAATCAATGTCTATCGTCTTGGTACTCCAACCAAAGCATTGGTTCGCACCGCATTGGCAGCTGGCGCATCCTTGACTGCTTAATTGAGCCTTGGAACCCTTCGGGGTTCCTATTTTTTTATTAACTTGGAGTTCGCATGGAAATTTCAATCAAAACAGAAGAACTAAGAAAGTATAGTATCTTCGTTGCCACCCCAATGTACGGTGGTATGAACCACGGTCTATACATGAAAGCATGTTTGGACTTGCAAGGACTCTGTATGCAATATGGCATTCAGGTCAAATTCTCATTCTTATTCAATGAATCACTAATTACACGTGCTCGCAACTATTTGGTTGATGAGTTTTTGCATCGTTCCGAATGCACACACTTGTTGTTCATCGACTCAGACATTAACTTTAATCCACAAGATGTCATCGCAATGTTGGCTTTGGATAAAGATGTTATCGGTGGTCCTTATCCCAAGAAAGCAATCAAATGGCGTTCTGCTGTTAGAGCATTGCAAAAGAATCCAACTCTTGATCCTTCACAACTTGAAAAGGTTGTTGGTGACTTTGTTTTCAATCCAGTTAAAGGCACTGCACAATTCAATGTAACAGAACCTTTGTCGGTTTTGGAAATTGGTACCGGTTTCATGATGGTCAAACGTGAAGTGTTCTCTAAGATGGAAGAACAATATCCAATGATTCGTTACAAACCCGACCACGTTGGTCAGGCACACTTTGATGGTTCACGTTACATTCACGCTTTCTTTGATACTGTGATTGATACTGCTGATTCTATCACTGGTGGTGGTTCAGACCGTTACTTGTCAGAAGATTACATGTTCTGCCAAATGTGGCGTAAGATGGGTGGAGAAATCTATCTGTGTCCTT